TGCTGTTATCCGGGGTGGGCCATACCGTAATAGTCGGGGCCGAAACTGCGCTTGTCTGGGAATTAGTCTGACCACTTAGTCGGTTGATCCAAACCTGAATAGGGCGACCTGTCGCGTTCTTATTAGGAATAGACAGATACGTAGAACTGGAAATACGGGTGATATTGATATCTTGCTGAGTAGTACCAGAGCCGGTACGGACTACATGATCAAGTAGATCAACAGTATCCAAAGGAAGTGTGTACGTAGCCGTAGCGTTGCTAAGCGTGATAGTCCCCGTATCCAACGTCCAGAGATTGATACCCCGGTTTGCCCATTCCATGAGCAATAGATTAAGACTACGTATAGCCGTGCGTAGATCGTAACCAGACCTAACTTCAGCCCCACAACGCTCAAACGCTTCTTCCACAATCTCATTAAGATCAGGAAGAAATGATGTAGTGCCCGTTGTTTGGCCTAGTGCGGATGTCATTTACTTTCTCTTGGCGGTCTTAGCGCTTTTACGAAAAGCCTCAGCCGTGGGTGCGCCTTTTGCCCCGGGCTTACGCATTTTTTCCCCGGATCCAGCAGCAATACGAACCTGCTTCCGGTGGATATTTTCATAAAGTCCGGGTTTTTTAGCCATTAGCAATTCCATGCCCGCAAGGACTTGTTGATCCGACTGTTTGGATCGCTAGCCGTTTTCTTACTTGTCAGCTTACGCTTCATACCAGACATTCTCGCGCAAAAAGAATCCCTACGCGAACCACCTTCTGGCTGTGGGCGCTTCAGGTTCATACCCTGCGCTTTAGCCGAAGCTCTACCTTTGGCATTTAGCCCGCCAGCGGGGTTTTTGCCTTCTTTACGCTGCCAAGCCGGGGATCCTCCCGACTTAAACATCTTCACGGGCACATGAGCATCTTTCCGCTGGATTTTATGCGGAACTTTACTAGGGCTAACAGCACCCATGCCCCGTGAAGGCATCATGGCTTACTTTCCGTGAAAGTGCTTACGGATATGCTCATGATGAGGCATATGCGAATCCACATGACCACCATGCTTGTGGTGATGCACAAACGGCGTCTCATGCTCGTGATGATGCTTTGGAGAATGCCCATCCTCATGAGATACACGGTGCTTACCATGCGACTTGTGACTGCCATGTTCCGAATGATGCTTAGCCATTTCAAATCTCCTGATTAACGATTAATGCCGCGAGTACGGCCCTTGATTTCACAACCGCTGCCACGGATAGACCCGCCACCCGCGTATTTTTTAACTTTGCCGCCATGTGCTTTCTTGTGCATAGGCTTATGCTCAGCATTAGGCATAGTAGCGCTTACCTGCTTGGAAGACTTATGTGGTACAGCTTTGTCCTCCTTTTTAGCACTAAGACTCCCACGCTTCATGTTTTTCGCATGCTTTTTAGGAGCTACTTTACCGCCCTTCTTCATAGCAGCCATAGCCGTAGGCATATACCCTATAGGCGCCCCAGAAGGAGCCGGATTCTGTGTCGGAGGAGCGCCTTGAGGTGCAGTAATAGATCCTTGAGAAGATTCAGGCATCATACGACCCAAGGGCTGATTAGGGTCCGGTGCAAACATCGGTACTCCGGGCGGTACGTTTTGCGTAGATCCCGGAAGCTGATTTTGAGATGGAGACAGCGTCTGAAGCCGGGAATTACCCGGCATAAAGTTAGTTGGATTCTGCATCGGAAGCCGACCGCCCCGTTGAGGCATCCCTTGCTGATTCCTAAAAGGCATATTACCTAGCCTCTTCATCAAATTCTGGCCGTCCATTTAACGTACCGTGCCCTTGGTATGCCCCTTCTTAGCAGCGCCATCACGCCCCTTGCTCGGTCCAATCATATGCTCCGGACCCGGAGTAGTCGGCTCGCCCGGACCCACATGCCCGCCAGTGTAATAGTGGTGATGAGAGTGGTGATGAATACCACCATGACCATGATGCACATGACCACCATGCTTCATACCGGGAGGAGCGCCACCCATCGGAGGAGCGCCACCCATCGGAGGAGCGCCACCCATCGGAGGAGCGCCACCCATCGGAGGAGCACCAGCACCGCCCATTAGCGCAGCGAGAGCAGCGGGGTTAACAGGAGCGCGACGAGGAGCCATGCGACCAGCAGCTTTACGAGGAGCGCCCAGACCGCCACGAGCCATGTGCTTGCTGTGGTGCTTAACATGCCCGCCCTTCTTCATGCCGTAGCCTTTCAGGTGCGTATCACCTTCAAGTCCTGCCTTTTTGCTATGCGGGGGCTTACGACCGCCTTTTTCGTCATCTTTCATGCCAAAACCGGTCTCTGCAGTCTCGATTTTTCCGCCGCGCTTGTATCCCATCTCTTTATGCTCTTTACGCTCATGCTCCATCACTTTTTTAGGAGCGTGACCACGCTTCAACGCCTTCATTTCGGCGTCAGCCATTGCCTTAGATTCTTTCATTTCGCCACCTTTGTTGAATTTCTTGCCTTTATCGGCTTCAGAGAAGTCTTTACCAACAGATTGAGGGATCCCAACCTTCCGTGCAAAAGTTGGGTTATGGGCAACCGCTGCCATAAGACGGTGCTGTTTGGAACTACTACTTGGCACCGTGCATCTTCCCCAACGTCTGCGCCAAACGCGCCCTCTGACCCAGTTTCCCCGGTTTCGATGCGGCCTTGGCTAACGTCTTGGCCGGGATTTTTTCGCCTTTGGGCACTTTTAGCTGCTCATGCAATGCTCCGGGCTTTTTAATAGCCCCGGCAATCCAGTTTTTCTTTTTACTAGCCATTATTAACCCGCCTTAATTACGAATGCCTGAAGCTGCCAAGACGCGCTAGGCGTCGCAGTAGTAGTGCAATTTACCGTCACCGTAGTGGAAGTGGTAGTAGCTACAATCCCAAGTATCGCCTGTCCAGACAATGAGCTATACAACGTAGGCTGTGCAGAAGACAATACCGTAGCCGTGGGAGAAGAAATAGTACCCAGAGCGTTATTCAAATCTATAAAGCCCGCCACGACGCAAACGTAATCCCCTACCGCCGTAGTTACCGTTACAGAACCAGAAACCGTTCCCGAAGTAGTCTTGGTACCTTGCGCGGTAACAGCGGTACCGAACGGAGTTGTTTGGCTGACCCCTGTAAAATACGCACCCGTTACTGATACTTCATCTGGCGCGGTGCTTGCGTAGTTATAGTGAAGATTAGCTGTTGTTGCTGGGGTAGGAGGAGAAAGTACGTACCAAGAAGCTAATTTAAGACGGGTATTGTCGCTAATAATATAGCTACCATTCTGAGTATAGACTGATGTACCTCCGCCAATCTGCTGAATAAAACCAGAACCAGTAGTGGCGGTCAGATTAGCCGCAGCGGCTCCAAATAACCCACCAGAAACAAGAGCCAGATGAGTGCCCGTAGGTGGGGTATATGTAGCCGATACAGCGCCAGCCGCAAAACCAAAATCGCCTGTAACCCCATAAGCAAAGCTTACAGTGGGTGTACCGGCAGCAGCCGCTGCACGGTAGCTTGGTAGGCTATTACCAAACCCGAATGGCATTTTAGTAAATCGCTACCAAGTTAGTTGCGGTAGTGGAAGTTGCCCATACCCGCACGACCTGAATCGGAAGGATAGACCCTGCCGTCAACCCCTGAAATACAACCTGATCCCCCGTAGGAGTCGTGACCTGAATATTGCCTGCGCCGCCCACATATATAACAGACGTATATGCCAAGTTAGCCGTGTCGCTAGGCGTCACAGCTTTAGCACCAGCCGGATACATCGGGAAGGTCGGGCTAGGATTAGTCTTACCTAAAATCTGCGCCATTATCTCACCCTCAATTAAGCAGGGCTGGGGTTACCAGCCCTGCCAGTATCCAGCTATTAGTACGTAGCAACCGGCGGGTTGGCAATCGGGCTAGTCGGCGTCTGCGGGTACCACGAACCGTCCGGGTTACGAACGGCATAACTAACCATAAACCCAATCGATCCGCCAGAAATCGCGGGAGTAGTACCGCCAGTAAACGTAAATACAAGCTGAAGCAGGGTATCTGTCGGACCCGTATTAGTAATCGCGCTGACGTTGCTCGACGCAACAATCGGGTTAGTCGAAGCAATCGCAGTGGTCGTACTTCCAAGAGCGTAGTTACCCGCCGTAGGAAGAACCGTCGTATTGGCCGAAGAACCAATATTGGCAATATTCTGAGCCGACGCATACGTCGATCCCGGAGCACCAATCAAGTTAACCGCAATCTGGAACCCCGTGGGGGATCCACTAAAAGACAGTGCTGTGTAAATGTTCAAATCGATATTGTCGATATATGCGCCTGCCGGGATCACAATCGGATAATTGACACCAGACGCGGAGTAGGTCGGGATAAAGGTATACGGGAAAGACGCAGCGGGAATCGCCGTCAGAACCGAGGCAGGGATACTAATAAACTGAAGCGCATCACCGGCTCCGGTATTACGGTAACTGCCGCCAGTACCCGGCTGAAGAAAAGTCGCGCTGGGGGTAGCCGAAGTGGCAACAACTGGGTTGTTGTTCTTCTGCGTACCAGAAAGGATAGGACCAAGGAAAGTCTGCAAACCCATGATAAATCTCCTAATGCACTAGTCGCTATACAGTTTGTGCAACATCCGCTAGGTCGGTCTGTATAGCTCAAAATCCCTAGAGAAAGGGGCTAGGTATTACCCCAGCCCCTCATCGCCGTTAGGCGCAGCCGAACACGCCCAGCGGGTCACTCCAGCCGAAGCTATAACGCTCGCGGCTCTTGTAACGCACGTTGCCCGTGTCGAAGTCTCCATCCATGGAGTTCTGAAGCGGGGTACGCACGAAATGCTTCAGGCCATTCGGCACGTCCGTGAGCAGGTACCAACCGTGGGTATCCGTCAAGAAGTGGTTGACCTTGAAGCCTTCCGGAATCGCGCCCATGCTCTTCAGAGCATTGATGTCGTTGTCCGAGGTACCGACGCGAAGCTCGGTGTCAAGCAGGCGCTTGGCAACGAACATGTTGTTCGGGGGGACAACCAGCTTGCGGGGCTTGGCCGCGATCAGCAGGCCACGCTCATCAGTCCAAGCAGCGATCTGAATAACGGCGGCTTCAAGCGAAGTCTCGTTAAGATCCGGAGCCGTGGAGAACGTGTTGCTGTTCGTGCCGCCATTAACCAGCGGGTGGGCCGTGCTAAACAGGGGGACGCCATCGCCGCCCGTGTACTGAGTGTTGAACCCGTTGTTGACGATAGAAGCAGCTTTAACCTGCTTGGTATACGCCATGGCGCGGGCCAGACCCTTCGTGTACCGCTTCGACAGACTGTCGTACAGGTTGTCCTCAATCGCCTCTTCGGTGAGCGAGAAGCCCAGAGCAACCGTCTCGTGGTTGTAACGAGCGGTCCAAGCTTCCTGCGCGTTGTCGTACGCAATCGCCTGACCTTCATTCTTGACCGGAGCCGCGTTAAAGCCCGACAGCTTGGTCTCTTCCTCAAACGAACGTTCCGAGGTTTCAGTCTCGTACAGTTCCTTGTGTTCCTCACCATAGGAAGCGTACTCAAGACCGAACAGAGCGTTCAGGCCGGGGAGCAGTTCCTTGAGAAGTTGTGCGCGTGAAATAGCCATTTATATGCTCCCTTTATTAGACGCCAGCAGCGTTCATATAGCTGTGGTAACCACCAGACCAGCTAACGATCACTTCCGGGTAACCCACAAACGTCATGTTGACGGTGCTACCCGCCGTGATCGCGTTGGCAATCGTGACGGTCGTACCGTTGACGTTAGTGACATAGTTGTAGTCGCCGGGGTAACCGCCCGTGGTGTAGCCCGTACCAGCCGTGCTCGCCACGATAATCTGCATACCAGCCTGAAGGCCAGTAACCGCAGCACCCAGCGTAACCGTCGTGCTGGACGAAGTACCCGAACCCGACAGCGTGACCGCCGTATCCGGAACAAGCTGCACGATACGCATCGAACCCGCCGTATTACGAACGATACCCGAACCGTTGGTCGGGGCAGCAATCGTGGACACGCCCGCAGTCGAGTCGCCCGTAGCAGTGCTACCAACGCCGATATTCACCGGATTGACGCCCGTACCGACATATGCCTGCGAGGCATAGCCAAGCGCCGAGGGAGTGCTGGACGCACTACCCGAAGCCTGCGCGTACACCGCCGTACGGAAGCAAGCCTGCGGATCATCGACCACATAACCAACCGCGTCCTGCGCGACGGTGTTAGCAGCCCAATACTGGTAACGACTCTTGCCGTAGATCGGACCACCCGAAGTCGAGTATTCCGCGCCCACGAACACACCCAGCGTACCGGCGACAGCCGAGTTAGTGCTGTAAACGATACCGCTCTTGATCAGGGTACCAGCCGCAAGGCCGACCGGATCACCATTAAACACGCTCGTGTTGTACGCTTCAGTAATCGGAATCATACGGGTAGAACCCGAATAGACCCGACCGCCGATCAGGTTAACGGGCTTCAGCCCGTAACCAGCCGAAACAGTAGGATAAGCCATTAAAGTCTCCTAAAAATTAAGATTTATTACCACGGCCAAACGCTGCACCTTTAGTGGTGGTCGAACGCTTCTCGTTAAAAAGAGGCATTCGTTCGTCCTGCGACCGCATAAAATTGTTGTCCACAGCCTCCATCTGGGCCTGATTCTGCTTCGCAAAGTAATCTGTGCGCTGCCTAACCATGTCTTCGGGAGTCTTGCAAAGGAGAAGCCCTCCAATCTCAATATTCCCTTTGAATTTGGAATTTGGATCTGAGTGCATCATGAGTTCCGGGTGGTCTTCCGCTTTGCACGGCTCCCAACCCTCACGGAGTCTTGCAGACATATTGGTAGGGTCAGCCTGACCCATCAACATAGTCCGTACCCACTTGAACTTCCAACCCGGAACCGGATTCGGATCAGGCAGAAGCTGCGGGGGTTTCCACGTCATTTCGCGCTTAGTGATGTCGCGGGTTTCGAGTTCACGAGTCAGACGATTTTCAGCCATTGTTGTTCTCCAGTTTCATCACTTCACGCGCATATGCTTCGGGCGTCAGACCAAGGCGTTTAGCAATGGCTGCTTGCGAAGAAGATAAGCGTATCTGGCGAGGTGCGGTTGTACGTGTAGCTGGCGCAACAACAGTAGGCGATCTGCGGAGAGTAGGTTTTTCCTCCCTCTCTTCCGTTGGAGAACCCGTATCCAAAAATTCTTCTGGAAAACGCTTTCTCATTGTCGAATCAATTTGTCGGTAATATTCCTCGCTACGAGAATCTACTCCCGACTTGACCAATTTTTGGTGCAGTCCAAGCGCGAGGGCGGTCATTTCCTCATTACCTCCAAACCAAGTATTACGCTGACGCCAAGCTTCCGCTTTTGGATCAACAACTTGAGGAGATACTTGTCTCTGTTGCTGTGGTTGTACTCCTGTTTCCGACTCTTGTAAAGAAGGTTTAAATTTTTCTACTTCTCTTAGTTTGAGTTTTACATCCGTTAGATGTTCTTGAGCGTCGGCTAGCAGTGAAGAGTCCCCAGACTCAAAAGCCTGCTTGAGTCTGTCTTTAGCAGCAGCAAGGTCACCCGTAGCAGCACGAGTAGCCTCATGAATAAATGCCCGCTCATTAACACCAAGTCTTTGTTTTAGCTGCTTATTTTCTTCATAAGCCTGTTGGGCAAAACGCAATGCTTCTTCTTTTTCACGAGAAGCAGTTTCTTTAGCGCGACGTTCGTCATGCCAGACTTTTTTCATCTGTTTGATACGATTCTGAACTTTCTCAGAATAGTCATCAAGCTGATCGTTCTCAATTTCTTCTACTATTTCTTTTGGAAGAGGTTTACGAT